GCCGGGCGGCCCGACGGATGCCGAGGTGGTGCGCGACACCATTGCCGCGGCGCTGGTGGCGGGATCGGGCGTGACGATCACGCCCGACGACGTGGCCAACACCATCACGATCTCGGCGACGGGCGGCACCACGGATGCCGAGGTGGTGCGCGACACCATTGCCGCGGCGCTGGTGGCGGGATCGGGCGTGACGATCACGCCCGACGACGTGGCCAACACCATCACGATCTCGGCGACGGGCGGCGCCACCTCCGGCCCCCTGACGCCTGCGCAGCGCGATGCCCAGCGGGTTGAGCTGGCCGTGTACTACCCCGGCGCCGAGGAAACGGTCGCCATCGTGTCCGACGGCGACAGCAAGAGCCAGGAATCGATCGAGGGCCTGATCTGGGCCAGCGCCCAGCAGCCGCTGGACTTTGCGTGGTTCCGCCACATCGGCCAGGGCGGCAGCGTGTCGTCGGACAACGAGGCCAACCCCTCGGGCATCCTCAGCGCTGCGCGCCAGACGGATCTGGTCAACGCCATCGCCGCGGCCAAGGCGGCCGGCCACCGCTCGGTGGACGTCTTCCTCACCATCGGCACCAACGACAACACCTTGACGGCCGAGCAGACCATTGCCAACGTCAAGACCTATTACGACGCCTTCGTCGCCGCGGGCGGCCGCCTGCTGTGGGTGTGGGGCATCGACCCCACCACGGGCGGCGCCGGCACCACGGCCCGCGCCTGGGCCACCAATGCGGGCTACCAGGACATGGCGCGCACCCGCACGCAGATGGTGTACGTCAGCCCCGAGCGGTATTGGCTGGACCCGGCCAACGCCGGCTACACCCCCATCGGCCAGGCCACCAACACGGTGGGCGCCGTCACCTACGACGGCCTGCACGGCTCGGTGTTCGGCATGTTCCAGAAGGGCAAGGCCATCCTGCCGCTGGCCGAGCGAGCCTTCCGCCGCCGCGAGCACTTCGACAGCCTCAGCAGCGGCGGGGCCTGGGGTGCCAGCTTCCCGCGCGGCAACATCCTGGGGGCGCAGGGCCGCTTCCGGGCGCTGGGCGGCACCGTCAGCGCCACGGGTGGCACCGTCACCGGCACGCCGCCCGATGGCTGGGCGCTCACCGGCACCTTGAACGGGCTGAACGTCACCTTCACGGCCGAATCGAGCGCGGCGGCGGCTGCCGCCCTGGGCCTGCCGGCGCCGTTGCCGGTGGTGCGCTGCGCCTTCGGTGGCACGCCCACGGCCAACACCACTTTCAACCTGAACCGCACCTTCACCAGCACGGGCGCCATTTCGCCCGGCCGCATGGTGCATGAGCTGCTGGCCTATGCCGAAGGCGTCACCGGCATGACGGGTGTGGACCACCAGAGCATCCGCGTCAGCGCCAACCCGCGCGACAACGCCACGATGAGCGCCCGCATCGGCGTGCTGGTCTCGAACATCCGCGATGCCGATGCACTGCCGGCCTTCACCGGCCTGCTGCATGCCCGCGAGGCGCACGACAACACGGCCAGCAACAACCAGGTGCAGAGCAACCTGCGCGTGATGTTCCGCAGCGGCATTGCCGCCAGCGGCTCGCTGCTGCTGATCGGCGTTTGCAGCCGTCGCGCCCCTTTCTTGTGATCCCCGCGCCGGGGCCGGCCCCTGCGCCGGCCCCGGCACCTGCGCCTGCGCCCACGCCTTCACCGGCCCCGGCACCGGCGCCCGCACCCGCGGGGAGTGCAGTCACCTCAAACGGCCAGCCGGTCACGTCCGGCGGATCGGCAGTCACCTCAGGAGCTTGACGGATGTTCCCAACCGCAGAAATCGACGTGGGTGGCGTCGACATCCCCTTCGCCACCCGCGCCAAGTGGCGCACCGACCTGGGCATCCAGTTCCCGGGCTCCATGCAGCCCGTGGCGATGATCGACTACGGCGACAGCCGCGGCCTGGAGACGGTCGGCCGCGTGCTGCTGGCCAATGCCGCGCTGCGCCGCAACCTGCTGTGGTGGAACTCGCTCAGCGTGGCGGCCACCGAAAGCGGCACGGCCAACAACGGTGCCCTGGCCACGACGCGGCTTGACGCGCTGAAGGCATCCATCGAAGCCGCGCAGGCCGCCGGCTACCTGGTGGACGTGATCGTCAGCACCGGGGGCAACGATTTCCCCAGCGGCATTGCGCCGGCCACCACGCTTGCCAACATCAAGCAGCTGCACACCCTGCTGGTGGGCTGGGGCGTGCGCCTGCACTGGATGGTGGGCATCTACCCCTCCTTCCTGGTGGGCAGCCTGGGCGGCTTTGACCTGCTGCAAAGTCTGAACGCCGGCATCAGCGACATGGCGCTCACGATGCCGCAAATGGTGCCCCTGATGCCCGGCCCGGCCTTCCTTGACCTGGCGGCCTCGGCCTGGCTGCCGGTGGGCGGCGGCACCGGCACGGTGGGCAGCACGGCGGCCGGCGCGCCCACGGTGGATGGCACGCACGACAGCTTCTTCGGCCACCTCGTCAGCGCGGCCGAGCTGGAGATCGAAGCCGGCCCCTTCGCCCGCGCCTTCGGCCGCTTGAGCGACAGCGATGTCATCAGCACCCTGTCGGGCTTCACCTCGGCCACGCAAACGCCGCAGGGCAACATGCTGGGCGCCCAGGGCCGCATGCGCGCGCTGGGCGGCACCAACAGCAGCACCGGCGGCACCGTCACGGGCACGCCGCCGGCCGGCTGGACGCTGAGCGGTGCGCTGGGCGGCCTCGCGGTCACGTTCGAGACGGCGGGCAGCCCCGAGCTGCGCGCCATGTACAACACCCGGGCCGATGTGCCGGTGGTGCGCATGACGGTGTCGGGCACCCCCTCGGCCGACGTCACCCTCAACCTGGCCCGCAGCAACACCCCCAGCGGCGGCTGCCCGGCCGGCCAGTACCGGCACGAGCTGCTGGCCTTCGGCCGGGCCATCCAGGGGCTGTGCGGCTTCGGCCTCACCACCAACGTGGCCCAGGGCGGCAACCCGCTCTTCGGCAACGTGGTGCGGCTGGGGCGCATCCCCGGCGGCCCGCGCAGCCCGGCCGATGCGCTGCCCGCCACCACCCATGCGCTGGGCGGCCACCACATTGCCAGCCAGGCCAGCGCGGCCGGCAGCATCACCGGCACCGTCTATGCGCTGTTCGAGCAAGGGCAGGCCGTGTCGGGTTCGATCGACCTGGCCGGCGCCTGCACCCGCCGCATCATCCCGGTGGCCTAAGCCATGAGCACCGGCCTTGCCCCCACCGGCTTGCACAGCACGGGCCTCAGCCCCGCGGCGCTTGTGCTGACGCCGGCGGTGCAGCTCATCTGCACCCCCGACGAAGTGCGCCACGCCGCCCGCCTGGATGCCGACGACGCCAGCTTCGACCTGCTGCTGCCGCTGGCCATCCGCTCGGCCCAGGCCGCGATCGAGCACCGCTGCGGCGTGGCGCGCGGCAGCTTCGGCCCGGCGCCGGACGACGATCTGCGCAGCGCCGCCATCGGCCTGGCCGTGATGTTCCTCAGCAACCCGGCCCCGCCGCGCGAGCAGCTGGAGGCCGTGCTGGGCAGTGCGCTGCTGGACGCGCACCGCGTGTGGAGCTGAACCATGGCCAGCACCCCCATGCATCCCGGCGAGCTGGTGGACCGCGTGCGCCTGCTGCAGCCGCAGGCTGGCCAGGGCGCCCTGGGCGGCCCGCTGAGCGGCTGGCAGGATGGGCCCGAGGTGTGGGCCCGCGTGCGCGAGCGCATGGGCCTGGAGGGCGTCAGCACCCTGGGCGGCGTGGAGGTGCAGCGCACCCTCACCCGCCGCATCACCGTGCGCCTGCGCTACCGCGCGGGCGTGCGCGCCACCTGGGCCGTGCGCCTGCACGATGGCCGGGTGGTGCAGCTCATCGGCGAGCCGATGCCCGTCACCGAGCCCGGGCACCTGCGCCCCATGTGGCTGGACCTTGAGTGCCAGGAGGCCACCTGAGATGAGCACGTCCGCCGACATCAATGTGCGTGGCCTGGCCGCGCTGGAGCGTGCGCTGCTGGCCCTGCCCGACAAGCTGCAGCGCAACGTCATGCGCAGCGCCCTGCGGGCCGGGGCGCAGGTCATCCGCCGCCAGGCGCAGGCCCTGGTGCCGGTGGCGCAGCCGAACCGCCGCAATGCCGAGGCCTACGGCCTCAAGGCCGGCGCGCTGCGGGCCAGCATCCGCGTCAGCGCCCGCCTGCGCAACGGCCGGGCGGTGGCCTACGTCAAGGCCGGCGGCCAGCGCAAGGGCGACCCGTTCTATGCCCGCTTCGTCGAGTACGGCACCAAGCCGCACCTGATCGCAGCCCAAGGCGCCTCGGGCAAGCGCGCCTCGGTGGCCACGCTGAACCGCCGCATCGCCAAGGGCGCGCTGAAGATCGGCGACAAGCTGCTGGGCGCCACCGTGCAGCACCCCGGCGCCGCGCCGCGGCCCTTCATGCGCCCGGCCCTGGCGCGCGCCGCCCGGCCCGCCGTGGTGGCGGTGGGGCAGCAGATTCGCGCCCGGCTCACCAAGGCCGGCATCGAGGCGCCGGATTTCGACGGCGGCCTCAGCGACTGAGCCTGTCCCCGCCCGCCACCGCCCACCCCTTGCGGCGCCCGCCGCCCTGACCATGCTGCCCTTCCAGATTGCCCGCGCCCTGCTGCTGCAGGACAGCGCGGTGTCCGCGCTGGTGCCTGCTGGCGCCATCGGCCCCGTGCCGCTGCCCGCCGGCGCCGTGCCGGGCCTGGGCCTGCTGCTGCTGGATGCCAGCCGCGATGGCCTGGTCGACGACCAGCCCGCTGGCGAGCTGTGGCAGGCGCAGCTGCAGATCACCTGCACCGCCGGCACCTTCGAGGCCGCGCTGCACCTGGCCCAGGCGGTGGAGCGTGCGCTCGACCGCCGCAACGGCGCCGTGCTCGGTGTGCCTGCCGTGCACCTTGTCAGCCTGGTGCTGGGCCGCTACGGCCCGCACGGCTTCGATACCGACCGCTCCGCCTGGGAGCAGCCGGTGGACTTTTCGCTCACCTATCAACCGCTCTGACTGGACTGGAGACCCCCATGGCCGAAGCCGCTGGCATCCGCAAGCAAGTGCGCATCGCGCGCAACAACACCGGCACCTACGGTGCTGCCCCGGCCCGCACCGGCGCCCAGCGCCTGCGCCGCACCACCAGCGACGTCAAGCTGGCCAAGGAAACCTATGGCAGCAACGAGATCCGCGACGACCAGCAGCGCGCCGTGTTCCGCCACGGCGTGCGCAGCGTGCCGGGCACGATCAACAACGAGCTGAGCTGCGGCACCTACGCCGAGCTGCTGGCCGCCATGGTGCGGCGCGACTGGACGGCCGGCCCCAGCGAGTCGGGCCTCACCATCACCGTGGCCGGCACCGGCCCGGTGTACACGGTGAGCCGCGCCTCGGGCAGCTGGTATGCGGGCGGCTGGAAGCGCGGCATGGTGTTCCGCTTCGGGGCGGGCCTGGCCGCGGGCAGCTTGGGCAAGAACCTGCAGATCCTCGGCATCGCCAGCGCCACCAGCATGACGGTGATCGTGGTCAACGGCAGCACGCTGGCGGCGCAAAGCGCGGTGTCCGGTGTGTCGGCCATCTTCGTGGGCAAGCGCACCTTCATGGCCGCCAGCAACCACACCGACATCGACTTCGGCCTGGAGCACTGGTACCCGGACCTGCCCACCAGCGAGCTGTACCTCGGCATCAAGCCCACCCGCATCACCCTGCAGGCGCCGGGCAGCGGCAATGTGCAGTTCAGCTGCACCCTGGGCGGGCAGGACGTGGCCGATGTGCCCGAGAAGCGCGGCGGCGTGGCCCTGAGCAGCGAATACTTCACCAACCCCACCGCGGCCACCACCAGCAACGTGCTCACCAGCAGCAGCGGCTCGCTGGTGGTGCAGGGCCAGCGCGTGGGCGTGGTGACCAGCGTCAACCTGGAGCTGATGGCCGAATTCACCGGCGAGGCCTGCGTCGGCAGCGACATCAAGCCCTTCATGACGCCGGGCACCATGACGGCCAAGGGCCAGCTCACCGTGTACTTCAACACCACCAGCCTGCGCGACGCCTTCTGGGGTGAGCAGGATGCCGAGATCCTGGGCTGCTTCACCGCCGGCCGCGCAGGCGATGCGGACGTGTTCGCCTACACCATCCACCGCAGCAGCCTGACGGATGCCACGGTGGACGACGGCAACAAGGCCCTGATCCAGACCGTGCCCTTCGAGATCCTGCTGGCCACCGACGGTGCCGCCGGCAATGACATCGAGCGCACCACCATCGCCTTCCAGGACAGCCTGGCCTGACGACACGGCCAGGCCGGCAGCCTGCACAGGCGCCTGCACCCACTGGCCCGCCCCGCGCGGGCCGCCCCTTCGCCGGCCCTGCCGGCACCCCCGCACCGACCCGGCCGGGTTCGCCGCTCTCGCAGGTGGCGGCCCGGTCGGGCACGGGCATGCCTGCCGCACTGCGGCGCCCTCACCACCTGCGACCCACCATGAGCCAAGACACCACCGCCCATCCCCCGGCCCTGGCCCAGCCTGCCAGCGCTTTGCCCGCGCTCGACCTGCTGGACTTCGACACCGTCACCACCGCCCGGCTGCACCTGCTGCACCCGCTGGACGGCAGCCGCACCACCACCTGGGTGGAGCTGATGGGCCCCGACCACCCCGTGCGCGATGCCGCCACCCTGGCCGCCCAGCGCCGTGTGCGCGCCGAGCTGCAAGCCGACGGCAAGCTGGCCGCCAGCGACCCGGCCGACGACCGCGCCGAAGAGCTGGACAACGCCGTGGCCTGGACCGTGGGCTGGAACCTCACCCGCGGCGGCAAGCCGCTGCCCTGCACGCCCGAGACCGTGCGCGCCGTCTATACCGATGTGCGCACCCGCTGGCTCTATCTGCAGGTGCTGCAAGGCCTGCGCGGCCGCCAGCTTTTTACCGTGCGCTCCGCGCGCAGCTGATCGCCGCGGCGGAGCGCGAGGCCGCCCTCAGCCGCCCCGCGGCCGACGGCCTGCCCGAGGCCGTGCACCTGCGCGCCGCCCAGCGCCAGGGCGCCGATGTGGGCGACCTGCTGGAGCCCCTGCCCATCCCGGCCGCGGCCGCGGCGCTGTGGGGCGTGTGGCAGGGCCTCAAGGGCCAGCGCCGGCAAGCCATGCAGGGGCTGGCGCCCCTGCTGGCCGCCGACATCGAGCCCTGGCTGCGCCTGCGCGGCCTGCGTCTGACGCCCTGGGAGCTGGACACCCTGGACGCGCTGGACCTGGCCACCCGCGCCGTGGTGGCCGGCTGGGCCCAGCCCGGCCGCCCGCCCGGGCCGAAGGGCGATTGATCCCCCCGAGCCGCCCCACCCCGGGGCGGCGCAGACGAAAGCACACGCATGAGCTTCGAGGTCGGTGACCTGTTGATCAGCCTGCGGGCGGACCTGGCGCGCTACCAGTCCGACATGCGCCAGGCTGTGGCCCTTACCACGGGGGCCGTCCGGCAGATCGAGGCCGGCGCCGATGCAGCGCGCCGCGCCCTGGGTGGCATTGGTGCCGGGCTGGCGGCCGGGCTGTCTGTGGTGGCCATCGGCAACTACACCCGCAACGTGCTCGCCGGCTTCGACGCCGTGAACGACTTGGCCGATGCCACGGGTGCCAGCGTGGACAAGCTGCTGCTGCTGCAGCGCCAGGCCGAGGCCGCCGGCGGCAGCCTGGACCAGGTGGGCGGCGTCATCGTCAAGCTCAACGCTAACCTGAAGGAGGCCAACGGCATCAACGGCGTCAGCCAGGCGCTGAAGGCCATCGGCCTGGACGCCGACGAGCTGCGCCGCCTGGACCCGGCCGACGCCCTGCGGCGCGTGGCCGATGCCCTGGCCGGCTATGCCGACAACGGCAACAAGGCCCGCATCATCCAGGAGCTGTTCGGCAAGGGCGTGCGCGAGGCGGCCCCGCTGCTCAAGGACCTGGCCGAGCAGCAGCACCTGACCACGCGGGCCAGCGCCATGGCGGCCGAGGAGGTGGACCGGCTCAACAAGAGCGTGGCCCAGCTCAACGCCAGCGCGCTGGATGCAAGCCGCAGCTTTGCGGGCCAGCTGGTGCCGGCGATCAATGGCTTGATCTATGCCGTGGAGGGGGATCCGCTGGACCCGCTGAGCCGCGGCCTGGGCAACGTGGCCGAGCAAGGCAGCGCGGCCAAGGCCGTGGTGGGTGGCATTGGCGTGGTGCTGGAGTCTGTGGCGATCGTTGGCGCCACCGTCAGCAGCGCGCTCACGGGCATCGGACGCCAGCTTGGGGGCGTGGCTGCGCAGGCTGCATTGCTGGGTTCGGGCGACATGGCCGGGGCAGAGCGCGTCGGCGAGATGATGCGTGCCGACGCCGCTGCGGCCCGTGCCGAGTGGGACGCTTTCGTGGACCGCGTTGCAGGCTCCACCGAGCGGGCCATGCGCCCGCTGGTGGGGCCGGTGATGCCTGCGGGCATCAAGCCACCCGACAGCCGCCCCACGGTGCCCGACATTGCCACCAGCGCCGGCACCGACAGCACCACCACGCCCACCGCCGACGCCAAGCGCCGCGAGGCCGAGGCCCTGCGCAGCGCCCAGGATGCCGCCAAGGCCTATGGCGAAACCTGGACGCGGCTGCTGGAGATCGAGCAGCAGGCCACGCAGCAGACGGGCAGCCTGAGCGCCGCCCAGAAGGTGCTGGCCGACTACCTGGGCAGCGAGGCCTACGCCACCGCCAGCGAGGCCACCCGCCAGCTCACCCTGGCCAAGGCCTACCAGGTGATCGAGACGGAGCGCCTGGCCGCGGCCGAGCGCGACCTGACCGCCGCCGGCATCGAGGGCCGCGCCAACCGCGTCGACCAGCTGCAGGCCGAGGCCGCCGCGCTGGAGGCGCAGGTGCGCCAGCAGCTGCAGGCCAACGAGGCGCTGGGCCTGGGCGGCCTGGCCCTGGCCCGGCTGGAGCAGGGCCGCACCCTGGACGCCGCCGCCGAGAAGGACCGCCTCGCTGCCATTGCCGACGGCGTGGACCCGGCCATCGCCGCCGAGTACCGCCGCCAGGCCCAGGGCCTGCGCGACCTGGCCGCCGCCCGCCAGGCCGGCGCCGACCGCCAGGCCGAGCTGGACCGCGCCACCGAGGTGGCCCGCGTCAACGACGCGCTGCGCCAGCGCGAGCAGGACGCCTGGCAACGCACCTACGACCAGCTGGGCCAAAGCCTGGCCGATGCCATCGTCAACGGCGGCAAGGGCGCGGGCGAGCTGCTGCGCAGCTACTTCCGGGGCCTTGTGCTGCAGCCCGTGGTGCGCGCCGTGGGGGGCGCCCTGGGCGGCGCGCTGGGGCTGCCGGCCGTGGCCTCGGCCAGCACCGGTGTGGGCGGCGGCGGCCTGGGCGGGCTGGGTGACCTGGCCGGGCTGGCCCGGCTGATCAGCAACCCGGGCGCCGCGCTCGATGCGGGCAATGCCTCGCTGCTGGGCAGCGTCAGCGGCTTCAGCAGCTTCCTCACTGAGGCGGGCTTCGCCGGCGGCGGCAGCTTCTTCTCCGGCATCGGCCAGGGCCTGCAGCAGGGCCTGGGCGGCATTGCGGATGCCACCAGCAGCCTCTTCCAGCTGGGGCAGGCCGCGGGCTCGGTGGCGCCTTACCTGGGCAGCATCGCCAGCCTGCTGAGCGGCGACGTGAAGGGCGCGGCGCTGGGCGCGGCGGGCACCTACATCGGCTCGCTGGCGGGCCCGCTGGGTGCGCTGGCCGGCGGCTTGATCGGCCAGACGCTGGGCGGGCTGATCGGCAGCGACGACCCGTACAACGTCGGCGCGGCCTACACCATCAACGCCGCCGGCCAGGGCCGCCGGCCCACGGACCGGGCCTTCTTTGCTGAGTCTGGGCTGACCCGCAGCCAGGTCGGATTCGAGGACTACACCAAGCGCCGCAGCGATGAGCTGGACAGCGCTGCGAAGACCCTGGCCGAGGCGCTGTACGGCACCTATGCCGACCTGGCCCAGCGCTTCGGCCGAGAGGCTCAGGCGCTCACCATCGGCTTCCGGGCCAACGGCGAAAAGGCCAGCGGCAACATCGTGCTGGGCGATAGCAACATCGTCTTCAAGACGGGCGAGGACGACCCGGCCAAGGCCTTCGCCGCCTTTGCTGACCGGGCCGGGGGTGCCATCGTCGAGGCCTTGCGCAAGGCAGGCTTGCCCGCCTGGGCGCAGGAGATCCTGGACGCAGTGGACGCCAGCCAAGGCGCGGAGGCCCTGCAAGCTGCTGCCGGCACCATCGCGCAGATCATGGGTATGGCGCAGGCGCTGCGCGCGCTGCCCAGCAGCAACCTGGCCGAGCTGACGGAGGCTCAGGTGCTGAGCTTGGCCGAATACGCTGGCGGCTTGCAGCAGCTGCAGGCCGGGCTGGATGCCTTCGTGGGTGCCACCTACAGCAGCGCCGAGCGCGAGGCCCTGGCCCGCAAGCGCCTGGGCGAAAGCCTGGCCAGCCTGGCCGATGGGCAGGGCCTGCCGGCCGCGCTGGCGGGCCAGCTCGATGCCATGGCCGATGCGCTGGCCGGCACCGGCGCAGGCGCCTTGACCAGCACCGCCAGCCTGCGCGCGCTGGTGCAGGCGCTGGACCCGGCCGACGAGGCGCAGCAGCGCCTGCTGGTGGGGCTGCTGGGCCTGAGCGATGCCTTTGCCCAGGTGACCAGCGCCACGCAGCAGGCTGCCGGCGGCGTGCTGGCCGAGGTGCAGCGCCTGCGCGGCGGCACCACGCTGGACGATCAGAGCAGCACCGAGCTGCAGGCCCGCTTTGCCCTGACCAATGCGCAAGCCCGCGCCGGCGACCGCAGCGCGCTGGAGCGCCTGCCCGAGATCAGCCGCGCCCTGGAGCAAGCCACCACGGCCAGCGCCGTGTCGGCCCTGGAAGTGGCGCGGCAGCGCGCCTACCTGCGCAGCGCGCTGGAGGGCACGCTGGGCCTGCTGGGCGTGGAGGTGCCCGCCTTCGCGGCCGGCGGCATGCACGCGGGTGGCCTGCGCCTGGTGGGTGAGCGCGGCCCCGAGCTGGAGGCCACCGGCCCCGCCCGCTACTGGACGGCGGCCCAGACGGCCCAGATGCTGGCCCCACCGCAGGCGCCTGCACAAGCCGCCGCCCAGGCCGAGCGCCTGGCCGAGCGCGTGGCCAGCCTGGAAGCCGCCGTGCGCGAGCTGATGCAGCCGCTGGTGGGCGTGTGGCTGCACACCCGCGACACCGCCGACACCCTGCGCGATGCCGCCGTGGGTGCCCGGCCCATCACCACCAAGACCGCCGCGCCATGAAGCTGATTGAGCTGACCCCCATCACCGACGCACGCCTGGTGGCCAGCAGCGTGCCCGAGGACCCGAGCCCCGCCTGGGCGCCGGGCACCTACGCCGCACTGGACCGCGTGCACCGCCCCGAACGGCATGAGGTGTACGAGCGCCTGCTGGACGGCCCGAGCACCGCGCCGCCCGAGGCCGACCCAGACGGCTGGGCGCTGGTGGGCCCGACCAACCGCTGGGCCATGTTCGACGCCCGCAGCGGCACGCGCACCACCGCGCAGGACCTGATCCGCGTGACGCTGGCCCCGGGTGTAGTGCGTGGCCTGGGCCTGGTGGAGCTGCGCGGCGCGGAGGTGAACATCGTGCAGCGCGAGGCCGATGCATCCGCCAACCTGGTGCGCAACCCGCTGGACCTGCGGGCCGCCAACTGGCTGCCCGTGGGCCTGCTGCCGCCCACCCCAGCCCAGGCGCGCGATGGCAGCTTGACGGCCGTGACCCTGGTGGCCAACACCGAGCCGGTGGCGCACTACCTGGACGAGATGCTGCCCGGCCTGCAAGAGGGCGAGCTGTTCAGCGCCAGCTGCGAGATGCGGGCCGAGGGCACGCCGCGCCTGCGCCTGGGCGTGGTGGTCAAGAACGGCAGCGGCCCGGTGATCGAGTGGGACACCGAGGCCCGGGCCCTTGTGATCCAAAGCCCGGGCACCGGCCAGGCCGGCGTGATGTTCGACGCGGTGGAGCTGGAGGACGGCTGGGTGCGCCTGAGCATCGGCAACATCAGCACGCTGACGGGCAGCGTGGTGCCCCGCGTGCGGCCGAGCTGCCGCCTGCCCCCCGCCTTCGACGCGCCGGGCGACGGCGTGGCCGGCGTGCGCGTGGCGCAGGTGATGGTGGGCCGCACCGTGGAGCCGCAGCCCTTCCAGCCGGCCACCCTGTATGCCCGCACGATCTCCCTGATCCGCCGGCCCGATGTGACGGACTGGCTGACCTTCTTCGCCCAGCCGATCAACCCGGACAAGCGGGCGGTGGATCTGCGCCTGCTGCCCCTGACCAACACGCACCTGGAGGTGACGCTGTACGGCGTGGGCCCGGTGAGCATCGGCGCGCTGGGCGTGGGCGCGGTGCACGAGGGCTGGGGCACGCTCTACGGGCTGGATCAAGGCCTCAAGGACTTCAGCGCCCGCGTGACCGACCGCTTTGGCGTGACGCGCCTGGAACCGGGCCCGGGCACCAACAGCAACCGCATGACGCTGCAAGTGCCCGCCGCGCGCAGCGATGCGCTGATCGATCGCATCGACTCACTGCGCGGCAAGCCGGTGATGGTGCTGGCTTCCGAGGCTTACCCCAGCACCCTGGGCCTGGGCTGGTTCGAGGACGCGCGCCGCGTGTTCCCCAGCCCCGGCCTGCACCTGGTGAGCTGCCGCTTCGAGACCCTGGCGTAAGCCATCAACCCCACCCCCAACACCCCAAGCCTCACCGCATGAGCACCGGCCTTCACCCCACCGGCCTGCAGGCCACCGGCCTGGGCCTGGCGCTTGTCGTCAGCACGGCCCCCGCAACCCCTGGCACCTTCTACGTCATGGACCAATTCACCACCCGCCCCGACCCCCGCAACCTGGACGCATTCGCCAATGACGCCGCGCAGATGGCCCGCGAGCTCCCCCGATTCATCGACCAGACCAACGCGGCCCTGGCGGCGCTGCAAGCGCAGTTCCTGACCGGCGTCAGCACCAGCAGCGTCAGCATCGGCACCGGCAACCGCACCTTCGCCAGCCAGGGCGGCCGGGCCTGGCCGGTGGGCCAGTGGCTGGTGGCCACGGCCCTGGCCGCGCCGGCCAACTTCATGGTGGGGCAGGTGGTCAGCTACAACAGCAGCACGGGCCTGCTGGTGCTCAATGTGCAGCAGGTGGCGGGCAGCGGCACGCACGCCAGCTGGGGCCTGAGCATGGCCGTGGCCCCGGCCACCGGCCTGGACGCCGGCAACATCACCACGGGCGTGCTGCCCAATGCGCGGCTGCAGGGCAGCTACACCCAGCTGACGGGCGTGACGGGCAGCGGCCGCGCCAAGTTCGCCGGCTTCGATGCCGAGGCCGAGGCGCCCGAGCTGACCCTGCACGAAACCGACCAGGCCGGCACCGCCGGCCTGTGGCGCGTGCTGCTGGAGGGCAATGCGCTGCGCATCCAGCGATCGAGCAACGGCACCGACTTCGTGGCGCCGGCTACCCCGCTGACGGTGGGGGCGGACGGGGTGCTGACGGGCAATGGGGCGGGTTTGACCAACGTGACCGCCGCCGCGCTTGCTGCATCCGCCGGCTACGCGGCCAAGGCGATCGTGCTTTTCAACGGCGAGTTTTCAGGGGATGTGCGACTCCGCAGTCAAAATGTGAGCAGTATTACTGACGAGGGCGTTGGTTCGTACCTTGTAAACCTTGCGATACCTCTTGCCAATGCGCAGGGTATTGTCCTTGTGACGGCGGGTGACAGCGTTTCGATACCGACCGCAGGCCAGGGCTGGATGATTAACGAGAGCCAGGCCAGGATTCGCACGTATGGCAATGAATCCTCGACCCCGCTGGATTTTGACCGCGTCAGCGTCGTTATCTTCTGATCATTAAAAATGCTCCGAATCATTTACCCAATGCACGGCGGCGGCGTCGCCGTCATCGCGCCCGCCGGTGAGCTGCCCATCCAGCAAGTCGCCGCGCGCGATGTGCCGATCGGCACGCCTTACCTGATCGTGCCGGCGGCCGAGGTGCCGCCCCGCGACCAGCGTGCCAACTGGTCGCCGAGCTTTGCCGTGCCCCATGGCCATGGCCTGGGCCATGCCACCTGGACGCTGGCCGAGCAGCACCTGGCCGCGGTGCGCGGCGCCGGCGGCGCCTGAGCCCATGAACCACCCTGATCAAGCGACCCCCTCACCATGAGCCAGCACGATCATCAAGCCGACTCGGCCCCCTCCACCCGCACCGCCGCCCTGCTGGCCGTGGGCAGCGCGGCCAGCAAGACGAGTCATGCCGGCGCCACCGTAGCCGTCTTCGGCGGCCTGACGGCCACCGACCTGGCAGCCTTCGGCGGCCTGGCCGTCGCCCTGGTCGGCACCGTGGTGGCGCAGGGCATCAACTGGTACTACCGGCACAAGGAGCACGAGCGCGCCGAGCGCGAAAGCGCCGCCCGCCTGCGCGCCGCCGAAGGGCAGGGCGGCGCTGCCCCCGGGGGCCGGGCATGAGCCCCCGGCGCGCCTTGCAGCGCGGCGCCGCGCTGGCGCGGGTGAGTGTGGTGGCGCTGAGCCTGAGCGCCGCTGGCCTGGTGGGCCTGGCCCTGCATGAGGGCTACAGCGACCAGGCGTATCAAGCCACGCCCCATGAAGCCGCGAAGGGCATCAACACCCTGGGCTTCGGCTTGACCCAGCACCCCGAAGACGGCCGGCCGGTGCAGCCCACGGACCGCACCACGCCCACCCGCGCCCTGGTGGCGCTGCTGGCCGACATCGACGCCCGGCAGCAGGCCCTGCGCGCCTGCATCGGCCCCGAGGTGGCGCTGCACCCGTGGGAGTGGGATGCGATCGTGAGCTGGGCCTACAACGTGGGCGTGTCCGCAGCCTGCCGCAGCACGCTGGTGCGCAAGCTGCGGGCCGGCGACCACGCCGGCGCCTGCGCCGAGCTGCTGCGCTGGGATCGCCAGGCCGGCCGCGTGCTGCCGGGGCTGACCAAGCGGCGGCAGGCGGAGCACCGGCAGTGCTTGGGGGAAGGGGCGCGATGAGCATTACCAGAGGCTTCGGCTTGACGCTGGACCTCGCCCGCGGCACGCAACGCCGCTGGGTGATGGGCCGCGACGGCATCAAGCGCTGGGCCGACGACGGCAAGCCCGTCGACCCGTCCCCCACCGGCGCGACGGCCGAAAGCCTGCCGCTGCGGCTGGTGGGCTGCCATGAGTGCGGCTTCGGCAAGGTGCTGGGCTGCTGGCGCTGCGGAGGCCGTCAATGAGCTGGCCCCGCCTGGCCGCCGCCGCCGCCCTGCTGGCCCTGGGCGCCGCCCTGGCCGCGTGGGTGCTGCACCCCCGCATCGAGCTGCACCGCCAGCGCGCCGAAACCCTGGCCCAGGGCCTGGCCGAGCGCGCCGACGAGCTGGCAGCCGAGCGCGCAGCCGTCGCGCAGCTTCAGCAGGCCCTGCAGGCCGCTGGCCAGGCGGTGCGTCAAGTCGAGGCCGCTGCCGCAGCGCGGTCGCGCGAAGCTGCCCGCCTGGCCGCGCAAGCCGCCCGCGGCCGGGTCGAGGCTGACGCCCAGGTGCAGCGCCTGCTGCGCCTGCCCCCGCCGCCGGCCGGCGAAGAGTGCGGGGCGGCGCTGGAGCTGATCCGCCAGGAGCTTGCCCGATGAGCCGCCACCGCCTGAGCCTGCCCGCCGCCGCCCTGGCCGCCCTGCTGGCCGCTGGCTGCGCGGCCCCGCCGGCCCCGGTGCCGCCGTCGGTGCAGACGGTCGAAGTGCGCGTGCCAGTGCCCGTGCCCTGCACCGCGGCCGTGCCCCCGCCGCCCGCCTGGGCCACCGAAGGCCTGCCGGCCGAGCCGGGGCTGATTGAAGCGGTGCGGGCGCTGCTGGCCGAGCGGATCCAGCGGCGGGCGTATCAGGCCGAGCTGGAGGCGGTGGTGCGCGCCTGCGTCGAGGCGCCGGGCGGGGGTTGACCATGTTGTTGGCGCCAACAAGATGGTCTGCTGCCTGCCCGAGCTGGTAGCAGCCTCGCAAGTGCTTGTCGCCGTTGAAGGCGTGCCGATTGCAAATCCGTCCAGGGCGGTTCGACTCCGCCCCGCGCCTCCAGCAAAATCAAGCACTTAGCGAGTTTCGGGGGCCTGCGAAGGCACCTCCAGCGGGCTCCAGCTACCTCAAATTGGTAGCAGTGCTACCGTGAATCGGACTGAGTAATCCGCTGCAACGGGTACGCTTGCGGCATGGCAATCTCAGTGCAGCAGCGCGGGCAGCGGTGGCAGTTGCGGGTGACGCACAAGCTGCTGGCCCGGCCCTTCTTCTTCACGTTCGACGGCGAGGCCGAGGCGCGCGACTACGGCGTGCAGCTCACGCGCATGCTGCAGGCCGGCATCGTGCCGGCGGAGCTGCTGGAGCGGCGCGAGCGGCCGGCCGAAGACCCGACCCTGGCCGAGCTGATCCGCGGCTACACCAAGGGCTACGCGGCGCTGACGCCGAGCGATGAGGCCCTGCTCGGCACGATGCTGGGCGAGCTGACGGGCGTGCGGCGCAGCCATGTGACCTATGCCTGGGCCGAGGCTTACGTGCGCCGCCTGAAGACGGTGGGCCACTACAGCCCGGGCACGATCCGCAAGCGCGTGGGTGCGCTGGCCCGGGTGATCGACTGGCATGCTCGCACAACCGAAAGCACGCTGGCCAATGCGCTGCGGGCCCTGCCGCGCGGGTACAGCCAGTACACCGCGACCGACGCGGCGGCCCTGCCGGCCGGCAAGGCGCCGCGGCAGGACGTGCAGCGCGACCGCCGGCTGCTGCCGGGGGAAGAGGCCAAGATCCGCGCGGCCCTGGCGCACGATGCGGACCTGCGCAGCCTGTTCGACACGATCTTGGCGACCGGCCTGCGCCTGCGCGAGGCTTATCGCCTGCGGGTGGACCAGGTGGACATGGAGCGCGGCATCCTGCGCGTGGAGGGCAGCAAGGGCGTGCGCGGGGCGCTGCGGCCGCGCACGGTGCCGCTGCTGCACTGGGTGCGCCCGGTGCTGGCCGAGCGGGTGCAGGGCCGGGTGGGGCTGCTGTGGCCGTGGTGGTCAGGCGACCCGGGCCAGCTCGATGCAGTGACGGCGCACCTGAGCCGCTGCTTCGCCCAGGCCTTCCGGGCCGCGGGCGCGGCCGGGCTGACGGAGCATGACCTGAGGCATGAGGCCACCTGCCGGTGGTTCGAGCTGCGCGACCCGGCGGGACGCTGGGTGTTTTCGGACGTGGAGGTCTGTCGAATCATGGGCTGGTCGACGCCGAGGATGGCGCTGCGGTATGCCAGCCTCCGGGGGGAGGATCTGGCGGCGCGGTTGGGGTGAGCGGGTGTGCGTGTTAGGCGGCTGGTTGTGCCGTCTAACGCACGTTAGGCCGCAGCCCACCATACCTGTCGCCCGCAAAGGGCGGGTCCAGCGTGAACCCGTTGGCGAGGATGTCGCACACCACAATGCGCTCGGGGTCGCGCATGCTGCTTTGCCAGGCTTGGAGCGCATCGCAGCGGCGCTTGTAGAACGCGGCGGTGTCTCGCAGTTCCTTCAGTTCTTCCAGCGCGGCCAGCGTGTCGCCAGCGTGGCCCAGCTCTTCGCACAGCCGCGCTGCCCGAAGCATGCGGCGCATATTCGGCCCGGCGAGCGGCCTAACCCCTCGGTCAACCGGAGAGCCGCCGGCAGCGGTTGTGGTGTTGTCGTCAGTCTGCATGGGGCGTCTCCCGGTTACCTCGAACGTTGGGCGTCATGCGGCGCACGTCACTTCACCGGCCAGCGGCAGCGGGGTTTTGTCCTCGTCGCCATCGATCCAGTTGCACGGCGTGCCTTCCAGCGCTAACTTCGCCACGCGGCCGTTCTCCACCATCGTGGTGCTGTCCTCGCGCCCGCTGCAGAGCCAGTTCTGCGGCTCGCCGCTCACGCTGTCGAATTCCTCGCTCTCGTCCAGGTGGTAGTGCTCGCCTCGGCCGTAGAACCGCAACGCGGTGCGCAGCATCGCAATCTCGTCCAGCGCAGCCTTCAGCGCGTGGGCGCCTTGGTCAATCAGATCGTCGTCGCGGTGTAGCGTCTCGCTAACGCGCACGCGGCAGGCCACGTCCAGCAGCTTGCGGGGCAGTTCCTTGGTCGTCGTCATCGTCCTTCCTCTCGCTCCGGCACCAGGCCGAACTGGCGGGTCAACCGGACCCGCTACGGTGTCCCGCCTACGCGGGCCCTTTACCCTTTTCGTTGTGCTGCAAGAGCAGCCGCAGTTGTTCGGCCACCGCCTCAAGCTCTGCGCGGCCCACGATGTAGGCGGCGCCGGCATCGCAGCCGTGCTCCAGCAGCATCTCCGGCTGTCCTTGCCGCACGCGGAAGTACGCCGTGCTGTGCGCCAGCCGCAGGGTGGTTTCGGCCAGCTGAGTCAGGAGCGCCCCAGCGCAGCCATCACGCCCTGAAGGCGGCCGCCGCGCTCCAGCTCGGCCAGCTTGGTCAGCGCATCGGCCAGGCGCTCCACCTGCGCCAGCCGGGACTCGAAGTCCTGCCCTAGCAGGCGGTTCACGCGGGCCAGCGAGTCGCCGAGCTGGGCGGCCGTGTCTTTGGCCCGGCCCACTGCGGCTTTCGCCTTCTCGCTGGTGCTCTTCTCGGCCGCCATGAGCCCATCGAGTGCCGCCTCCATGCGTTGCGCGGCTGCGGTCAGTTCGGTGGCGGCGGTGTCGTACTCGCCAGCGGTGTGCTTGTAGGCCATGGCAATCCTTCTCGGTAGGTTGGTCATCACCGCGTCGGTGACGGTGCTGCGCCGAAAGCCGGCGCCTTGGGTTTCTGCGGTGCGCGCGGTCTTCTCGCGCAGCGCGGCTTGTAGGTTCATGCGTGCTCCTGTGCTCCTTGTTGACGCGCTGGTCTCCGTGTTCATGAACCGGCGGCCCGCTTGGTGCTGGCTCATGCTGGCGTCACGCCCGCACATCCACCAGCCGCGGCGGCTGCCGCCTGGCGCGGCGCGTGGGGTGGGCGGCGGCCACTGCGGCCGGGGCGGGGCTGGGTTGGCGGCGCTGCTGGGCGGCCTGCAGGGCCAGCTCGTTGAGGCGCTGGGCCAGCGCAGCGGCCGGGAAGACCCAGCCGCGCCCGAACTGCAGGCCGGGCAAGTCGCCGGCGCGGGCGCGGGCCTCGACGGTGTCGGGGCCGCAGTCCAGCAGGGCGGCGACCTGGGCGGTGGTCAGGGCGATGGGCTCAGTCATGGCGGGCCTCTTGCTGGCGTTCGGGTGCGGCGCGCTCAGCCATCTGCTGATCCAGCGCCTCTTGCCGGCGCTGGATCGAGGCCACGCGCACGCGGTTGAGCGTGTCCTCGGACCACTCGGCAGCCCGGACCGCGGTGACGCGGTCAACGGCCTCGGCCATGGCGTCCTGCAGCTCGACGAGCAGGCGGGCCTGGGTCAGCTCGAGGCCGCTGAAGCCGACGCGGCCGGTGCGGATCCAGCGGTCAGCGACGGACTGCACCAGGCCCAGGCCCGCGGCCATCAGCTGGCGCGCGTAATCTTCCCAGGCGGGCGACATCTCGGCCACCCGTGACCAGGTAAGCACGCCTCCGGCCCATTGCCACAGCGTCTCGACATCGGCCTGGCCGGTGGCGATGGCATCGACGTTGACGAGGTGGCACAGGGCCAGGTCGCGCACCTGGTCGGGCGCCAGGATGGGGCGCAGGCCGCGGGGCGGCACGGGCTTGATGGGGCGGCGGTGGCAGCGCTTGCGGGTCATGCTGCACCGCCTTCCTGGCCGGTGGCATCATCCAGCGCGAGGGCCAACGCGGCCATAAGGTGCGACGGAACCTCGAAGGTGTCGATCTTGTCGTCGCATCCGGTGGTCACCGCCTGCGCGGCGGCAATGACGCGCTGCATCGTCAGCGGCACCCGCGCTGCGGCGGGCGGGGTGCACTTCGACTCGGCTTCAGCTCGGCCAATGTCCCATGCGGCGGTCAGCCAGTGGCCGGCGGGCGGGCGGAAGACACCCTGATAGCCACATGCCATCACCCCCGTGATGCAACTGAGGAACAGCTCTTGCAGGCGCGGGTCGTGCAGCGGATTAGGTGGGGCCACCGGCTCCCCGGCCGGCTGCGCCGATTGAACCGCTGCGGCGGGATCGGCCGCCGCCAGCGCGGCCTCAAGGCGCTCAATGGCCCGAAGGCGGGCCTGCTTGCCCTGGTTGCGCTTGAGGACATCGAGCGCGTACTGGGCGGCGTCGGTGTGCTGCTGGCGGTCCCACGTGCCCGCCGTGGAGGGCAGCGTGCCGAAGTGGGCCTGCAGGTCCTGCGGGCCGTTGATGGCCTGGTCGTACTGCCTCAAGTCTTGCAGCTTCCGCAACATGCTCTCCAGTCCCTTGATGGCCTGGTCGTACTGCGCCAGCGCCTGCAGGGCCAGCTCATCGTCCGAAGGGATGCCGGCGCCGCTGGAGTGGCAGTCGATGAGGGCCTGCCGGTCGGCGCGCAGCACTTCGAGGGCGGTGTGGATGGGGTTGGGCGTCAGCATGCCGGAGCCTCCGGGCTGGGGTTGACGCGCAGCTCGTCCAGGCTCATGCCCTGAGCCAGGGCCTGCTTGACCCAGGCGGGGCGCAGGCCGCGGCCCGTCCAGGTGTCGCCGTGCACGGGGTGGCGGAACTTGATGCCGGGGCCGTGGGTGCGGCGGTGGCGGGCGGCCTGGGCGTGGTGCAGCAGGGCGCTGCGGGCGGTGTCGTCGGGGGTGACGAGCTGCAGGCTGAGCTGCTGGCTGGCCTGCGGGGTGGCCTGCGGGGCGGTGGCGCGATTCACGGGGTGGGCTCCTGGGCCGGGCCGGGCGCGTCGTCAAGGCGGTAGAGGTAGCACAGGCCTTGCGCGGGGCGCTTGGCCAGGGTGTAGCGCTGCAGGGTGTTGCGGTGGCGGCGGGTGATGGCCCTGGCCAGGCTGGCAGCCCAGGTGATGGGCAGGCCGTGTACGGTGCCCTGGCCGGGCTGCAGGCGGTCGAGCAGGGCGCTGTAGGGGCAGGCGCCGGGCTGGGCGCGCAGGGGGGGCAGGCAGGCGGCGATGGGCACGTCCAGCACTTGCTGCAGGGTGGGGGTGCTGCGGCGGGTGGTGTGCGGCGGCTTGGCCTGGGCTGGTGCGCCAGGGCTGGCCGCCGGGCGGGCCGCCTGGCGGGCGTGGTTGAAGATGCTGGTGACGCTGGTGGGGGTGACGCGGCCGTCGCTGGCGATCAGGGTGCCCGCGGCGAAGGCGAGTTCGGGGCCGGGGCTGACGCGGCACTCGCTGCCCTTGCCGGTGATGCGCAGCAGGCCGTGGGCGGCCCAGGTTTGCAGGTGGTCGAGGATGACGGCGTTGTCGCTGTTGGAGCCGGTGAGGTGCCGGATGATGGGCAGGCTCAGGCGCAGGTCCTCGGCATCGGGCGCGGGGTGGCGCTGGGTGATGCGGGCAAGGTGCACGGCCACGGTGTGGGCCACGGTGCCGGGCTGGGGCAGGCTCTTGGGGTCGGGCGTGTTGGCTTGGGGGGCGGCTGCGGGCTGGGCGCTGGCGGGTTTGCTGGGCATGGCGGGTGGCTGATGGTGGTTGGCGGACTCAGGGGTGGCCTGAGGGGCGGCGCAGGCGGGCCTCGATGGCGGCGCGGGCGGCGCTGTCGAGGGCGTGGCACTGCTGGCCGCTGCGCCAGCGCAGGGTGTCGCCGTAACGGCTGGGGATGAGGTGGCGGTGGCAGGCGGCCTGCCGGGGCAGGGGGGCGCCGATGTGGGCGGGCAGGGCCTCGGTGGGGATGCCGCCGCGGGCGCCGGGGCGGATGGGCAGGCCATGCGCGCCGAAGTGGGTGTCGGGTCCAGGCCGGTGGCTGGGGCCGTCTGTGGCGGGCTGCAGGTCTTGGCCGAGGGCGCTGCTGCGCAGGCTGTCCAGCCCGGTGGCGGTGAGGGTGAGGACGGACTCGGCAGGCCGGCTGGCCGCCTCATCGACCAGGATCCAGCCGCAGCGGACGGCGGATTGCACCGCGCGGATCAGCTCGATGCCGCTGAGGGTGGTGGTGCCCAGGCCGATCTGCGCGCAAGCGCGTGCGGTGGCCATCCGGCCGCTTTGCCGGGCCAGGTACGCCATCACCCGCAGGGTGCGGCTTTCGCGCCGGCTGGTGTCGGGGCGGTTGGTGGTGCTGGTGTCCGAGGTGGACACGCGCAGGCTGGCGGCGCGGCTCATGCGGCTTGGGGGCCGGGCTGGGCGGCTTCGGTCAGGTCAAGCTCCAGGCAGGCTTCCAGCAGGCCTTCGTATGTGTGCAGCCAGATCTGGGCCCAGGCGGTGGCGGGCATGGCGGCGCGCTCGGGCGTGTGCAGGCTGATCCACGCGGCAGGGCGCACGTTGCCGGCTTGCAGCTCTTCGGGCAGCGGGGCGTGGGCGGGCATGAGGTCGCGCCAGGCGGTGCGGGTGGCGATTTCGTCAGCGGCCAGCACGGTGCAGGCGGCGCGGGCGCGCAGCTCGTGCCGCAGGCCCAGGGCCAGGGCCATGTGGCGGTGGTGGTGTTGCTCGATCCGGTCGAGGTCGCTCCACAGGCCGTCGCCGTGCTGGGTGTGGCGCAGGGCCACGCGCAGGCTGTAGGGGGTGTCGCCCAGCACGGTGGCCAGGGCGTGGTGGGTGAGCGCGGCCAGGCGCATGCGGGGGCAGGTGATGCCGCGGTTGCGGGTGACGATCTCTTCCATTAGCAGGCTGTGCTCGGCCAGGCTGTAGGCGCGGGCCGGGGCGCCGGCCCAGCGGTTGATGTGGGCGAGCTGGTGGGCCACGGTGTCGGCCGTGACTTGCAGGTAGGCGGCCGGGGTGTGGCTGGGGTGGTGCAGCACGGGCACGCTGGCGCCGCTGGCCAGCACGGTGGCGGTGGCGGCGGGGTTGCTGGCCACGGCTTGCTGCGCAGCGTGGGCCAGGGCTTGGGGGGTGGTGGGCATGGGGGTGTCTCCTCGATGCGGGTGGGCAGCAGGTGCGGCGTGGGCCCAGGCTCAGGCGCTGAGGCCGGCGTGCAGGCTGATGCCGATGAGGGTGAGGGTGATGTGGCCGGCCAGCACCAGGGCGGCCAGCAGGGCGGCGGCTTCGGCCGGGTGCGACACCCAGGTGACGTGGTGGGTGGGTGCTTCGCCCAGGCCGCAGGCCAGG